CATCTTCTACGTTATATTGTAGAAGACAGCGTCTGACCAACGCTGCCAATCGAGCCCAAGGGCCCGATATCGGGGCGATAGACTATCCCAGGATGGGGTAGTTCTATGCTTTGTTCTATACCGGACATTCCTCTGCCTGAGGGATATTCGGTAGCCCCTTATCGCGCCGTATAGAAACGCAAGTACTAGCCCGTGAGGGTTCGTTTTCCTGCGCTTCGCTCTTTGGCCGTACTCCAGAGTACCATCATCTTTGACTTCGATGTATGATACGACTGCTTGATACTTGCGGTAACGTATCAGGCCTGGGTAGGGAGATGTAGTTCCACACGCCTTGTCAAAGGGCACATGGATCCCCGCATCGTCAGCTTCGTCACATGGGACAAGATACACCCCACGTGCTCGACTAAGTAAAAATCCTACGGTATTTTGTAAGATTATACCAGTTGTAGCCGACCAACGGTTAAGAGCGTTCACGGCAACGCAAGTGTCCTGCTTCGACTGCAGCTTCTTTATATAGACGCCACGGCAGGGGTGACCGAGATAGAAATCGGCACCGCAGGACTCTCGGAACGGACCTTGAACAAAGGTCTTGTCGTAGTTCACTCTAAAACCCAGCAATGAGAGGATCCTCGTCACTAGATAGTAGGCTTTTTTGTCGATGATGATATCATCACCAAAGACTCCAAAGTTGCGAACCTCAGCCGGACCAAATCCCTTGGGTTTTATACCGAGGTGTTTGTAGGCTGTGACAACAACTGCAGCGAAGATTAGTGTCTGTAAAGGGAAAGTGTAACCGTTCCCCATAGTCGACACCATTCCAAGCCTCTCAACCCGCCCGCAGGGGAGGGTAACAGTAGGACTCCGAACGGAATATAGGTACGCCCTAATTGACTTAGGGAGTAAGATATCCGTAAGTTGGAGACTTATACTGTCGGACGCAGACTCAAGATCGATAGTTGAAAAACTATCATCACGAGAACCTACGTATGAGAGTACACGGTTTACGTCGGGCTGGTTGCTGACGTTAATCCCGAAGAACGTTTTTAGGCGCTCCTCGATGATCGCACCAATACCGAGTTGAAACCACATATTTATGGTCGGCTCTGTACTGATGCACCGTGCTACAGTTACGTTCTTGTTCACAAAGCTCAGCTTGTTCCCTTCCACTAACTGCGTGCTATACGAATCAAGGCGTAGCTTCTCAGCTATTGCCCATCTCGTGTCTCGCGACGTTAGCTTCTCCCATAAAAAGGAGAGGTCCTCGGTGGTGCAAGTCAATGGAGAGTCCCATACCTTGGTATAGAGGTCTGAATCCCTTGCGTAGCGATTCATACCACTGCCCAGATTCCCATGATTGAATATATGATCATAGGACCTGATAAGCGGGGCATCCCCTTCAGGATAGAAGAAGTGATAGATGACGTCTCTGACGCCATTTACCAGCTCTTCGTCTCTTAGTGACTCAAGACGTAGGGACCACAGTGTCGAGCGTGTATTCGCTTCGTTGAACTTAATCAACGCGGCGTCACACGCAGCACTGCTAGGGTAATCCTTCTCGTTGAATTTCTTGAGTAGGGATTTTCCTAAAAAGAAAGCTTGCGCTTGCTTTGGTGTAGCGTCAGGCCAGATGAGTGAACCAGGTGTCTGTATAAGACCAATCTGGAACTCATCTAATACACTTCTCAGATCAGCGAGAAGGTGTTTGAAAAGAGCATCAGTCACATCTGACATGTTGTTCTCCAGTAACTAACGTTAATTAATGAAGCTTTAGTCGTTCTCTTCAGGGAAGAAGTCTGTTAGCTCTTTCCGTCGGATCGACTGACGCGAGGGTGCCGAAAAGAAAGCATCTTCGACGTCGCGTGCTTCATTGGTGCTCAGTGCCATAATGAGGAACTCGGTTACTCGAATATTCTTGGAACGACCTTCCGATTTCCAGTGCCTAAGGGCCCTGGTGATCAATAGATCGAGTCCGTCAGAATTATCGATGAAGCGAGTAATATCCTCCTCAAGAAGGCGCCAAGTCTTTCGGTTGAACATGTTATTGTACATTTCTCATTCTCCAAGGACCATCGTCCTATGTTAGTGGGTTGGTGTACGGCTACATGATCCCGCTACAAACAGTGTCGCCGATACCGGCGGACTGCTGCGATGCGGCACCGAAAAGAAGTGACAAACCGGCGCGTATGTCTTCTGCGTCGGCGGTATCACTACCAGCCGGGATATCCATCTGCAAGGTCAAGACAGCCGTCCGAGACGGCTGACCAAGAAGGGGAACAACTCCCTTCCGGACAATGAACTTGTAGGTGTTATTCGGCACGTTAGAGATCACATTGGTGTTCACGTTCGGGTTACCGAGGACCTTAAGGATCTTCGGCCTCCAGAACGTCAATGTGAATGGAGAAGCAACCGAATGCGTCTGGACGCCAGTTTGCGTACCGCCTAAGGCGGTAACAGCCCACTGCTTTCCATTCGAATCCGGTGCCACGTCAGCGGTCAGGGTATAGGTCGGGCTTGTCAGACCCGTCTGTGCCGTGCCAGTGACTGGACTAGTGACCTGTACGGTCATATGGTGACCTCATAGAGTATGGAAGTTGTGAAGATATCGCTTTAGCGGCTTTTGACAGCTGCTATACCATTTGCTAACGCCGCAATATTAACCCACTTGGTACTGGGAAAACCCGGTATCTTGAGAGCTAATGACGGCATAAACAAATTGGTGGCGATATTACGGTCAACAGTTGCATATAGAGCTGATGGCGGTCTACCTACACACGTGGACTTACGTCCTTGCGAAGTAGATATCGCTATGCTGTTCTGGAACCCTTCGACATCAGATGTTCGACTGTTTCTGACAGTCCGATTCATCCATGCGAAATTCAAGAACCGCATTGACCACGCATCCAACGCATCACCCACATTCGTGAAGTAATCCACCATGAAGCTCCACGGGATAAGTTCCCAAGTGGTTGGAACGACCGAAGATAGGTCAAGACCAAACCGCATAGGTAGTGGCATCTCTCCAGAAGGGTTGCTATTCTTCATAGCGCCCCTGTAGATTACCATACACTTATCCGTGTACCGGACGCGTCCAATCAGTGAAGATGGGACACCCGGACCCAGGTTAACGCCCTCAAAACTGAGGCCGTTAGGGTACGATAGCGATCCGTCTGCTTCGCCGATACCAGTAAAACGTATCGAATCGATACAGCGACCACTAGCCAGTGCTCTAAAAGCTAGAGCGGCATCATTGGCATCACTAATCAATGGCTTAACACCAAAAGACCAGGTCAGCCAGGTGTCCGCTACTGCGGCTCTACGAGTTTTTGCGGTAGACTTCTTGTGCTTTGCCTTCTTGCGAAGGGCATCGGACACTAAGTTTCCCACCTCCTCGCGGAGCCTTTTCACGGGCGATGCCAGAAGCCGCGCCGTCTCGAGAAGCTCGCCAGTGAAAACACCAGATTGCCAATTCTGTGTTTTCTTCCTGACCTGCTTACTAAAGGCGATCATGGCTCTGGAGTCAGCCTGGGTAACAAGAGACGCGTTTGTAGACTGTGGAACGAACAAACTGAGGAACGGGATATCTCCCGTAACATCAAACCTATAATCCAATGCCTCGAATGGCGGGTTATTAGCCAGCCAACACGAGTAGTGTAGATCATAGTATCGTTTCACACGCGTATTATCCCCTTGTAACACAGTCGTAGCAGAGATGAGATTCGCAAGCCGACTCTTGTAATTGAGTAGGTTAGCGCTAGTGGTTCTAGTATCTAGAACTCTATTATTAGCCGACCGAACTGTATCACTACGCTTTCCTCGATTAGAGGTCATAGTGATATAGGTTTCTGTCCGATAATTCTTTCTCTCTGACTTGACTGGCACGCGGAGGTCCTCCTGAAATAGGGGGGCTAGCCCTAAATAGGGCCCCGAAGAGGGACCCGGCCAACAGCATTTAGGCTTCAACGGTTCTGAACTACCGTAACTATCTCGGCACATCTAACGCTGATGTAGTAAAGTGGAATTCGAATCCACACCGGTGTTCACTGTTGGATTTACAACAGTCTATAGCTATAGCTGATTGGTCGGGTC